ATAACGAAGAGCCTTACTAGCAAACTGCCAAGAACCTTCAAGACCATCAGGGTCTTCATCCATCGTGTCTTCTACAACGAAGACAGTACAGGAGACAGGGTACCTACGAGTCGGATTGTTGATCCAGCTCTCCACCCGGCCCGTCATTGCGATCGCTGGGTTCAGTGCTTCCTTCGTTTTCATCGAGATCAAGAGTGCGTTGAAGTGAGGTAATTACAAAGTCGTTCCACTGATCGTCATCAAGTTCGTTCAGTGGGGAAAGCTCAGGGTGTTCATCGGTATCCCAAAAGAACTGAATAGTCCCGTTGCCTTCGTCATCCTCGTTGTATTCAGCTTCGACATACTGCCAAGCTTCACGAGGGATCTTGTTAATCAGATCTTCGTAAGGTTTCATAAGTCTGAGAGATCGGCGGGCTTGTAGTTAGGTCCCTTTTGTACCTTTCCGTTGAGTTTGGTGAAAGGAAACTTAGACCAGTTGGAAGTATAAACTCGTCCAAAAGCATCATCAGGGTCCACGCCAAGAAGATGAAGAAAGCCGTATGTGACCCAAAGGAGATCGCAGGCTTCCTTAAGAACTTGTTCCCGACCCTCATTGCGGTAGGCATAGAGCAGTTCGTAGAACTCTTCTTCGACATAGCTGAGTTGCTGTTCCCGTTGTTCGTTATCAGGATTGGTTAGTTGGTCCGCTTTGAGCATCCAACTCTTCACCAGTTCTGCGTTGGAACTCTTCATCTTCGAGGAGGTCGTTGTAAGTGAATTGGTTGCGCTTTGCCCATTTGTTATCCCATTCTTCTGACCGTTTGATCAGTCGATCAAGATACCATCGAGCTTTCTTCAGATCTTCAGTACCGTTCTTGTGTTGGTACCGAGTGACGTATTTGATGATGTTGCCTTCAACAAAATCAAAGGCGTGGCTATCGATGTAATCAATACATTCAATTACTCCTTCGTCGAAGGCGTAGTGACTGGGTCGAATTGCGTCGTTGGTGGTGTCCATAGTTGGATCTCATTGAAGGTGTACTCAGTGTCACGAAGGATGCGAGCAAGGCGAGCTTGGGTTAGAGCGTAGTCAGCTCCATACCCTTTCTTCTTGTATTGAGCTACTACAGTTCTCCATGCGGAGGTTTCTGTGAACTCTTCTGAGGGGATGAGCTTTTCTGCTGTCTTTGGGCCAACCCCAGGGCAACCAGGATAGCCGTCAGTGGAATCACCGGTAAGAATCTGACGATAGAAAAAGACATCAGCTTCAAGTTGAGAGATGTTAAAAATGTTTCCATCGTTGTCGAGATGAAGACCAGGAATCTGTTTAAGATCCTTGTCTCCAGACCACAACACGGTTTGATCGTTGTGACGTGTAGACAAGATGCCAAGCACGTCGTCACCTTCTAGTCGGTGCCAACACTCTGAAGGAAACTGTTGTTCAGCCCAACGTCGTACTGCTTGATACCCCACTGGTTTCCGACGATGGTTACCAGCACGGTTTCCTTTGTAGGACGATTCAATGTCTTTACGGAAGTTTTGATCAGCAGTCCAACAAAGCGTGAATCGATCTGATTGTGCTTGGTTGCGCTTGATATCCAAAAGCTCATTGAACATCAACTTGGCTTCTTTGACTGGTAGGTGAGTCGTAATGATGTCAGGACACCATTCGATTTCAACTTCACAAGCGGCCACTGTTTGATACAGCAGCATATCTGCGTCAAGCAGTAGCCACGTCATCAGCACCTCCTTGATGGGTTTTCAAGTTAACCGGCCTGGCTAGGTAGTCCAGTGCCTTGAGGACACCCTCTGTGCTGTCACCCAACTTGCCAAGACCTGTGTTGCAGTTTTGACAGATCCAACCGCGAAACTCGTGAGTCTCTGGGTCGTGATCAAAACACATCAGATCTGCGTTGCGTTTATAGACCATTGGTTTACTACAGATCTGACACGGAGTACCCTCTGGGGGTCTGTTGTTTTTAATAATTACTGCGCTTTTAGTTCCCCAAAGTTTTTCAGCTGCAAGTCGTTTGCTTTTGCCAGCATCTCTTGTGCAGCTTATGCACTGAGACATCAAGCGATCTTTACCAGTTCTCCTTGTGTTGTCTGGGTAAAACCTTGAGACACTGAGCTCTTGCTTGCATTTGGTGCAGGTCTTAGTGGCACTCTGCCCAGTTGGATCCAACCTTGTACTCCGCACCGATTTCAATACGGACTCCAAGTTCATTTCCTGCCAGAGCTGCTGACCGGACTGCAATAATTCCAAGCTCTTCTGAGCGTTCAGCTGCGACTGAGAATTGGATTTCATCTTGGCAATGGACAAGGAAAGCAAAGTCTTTGTCGTAGGTAAACCCTGCCTCCACCAGTTGGTCGTAGCAGATGTTGTACCAGAGCTTGCTAATTATGGCTCCAGCGCTCTGGAGTAGGAAGTTCAAAGCGCTATGTGAAGACCGGATCTTTATCTGTCTACCGTCTAAAGCCTTTATAAATCCTTCAGATTCTGCTTTCTCTGTGACCCGCTTAGTCAGCTCAGCAAGCGCTGGCATATTGCGGAAATACTTTCTCTTCAGCTTTGCCCCGTCTTGCCCTGTAATGAGTCCTAGTTTCTCGGCTCCAGCGCCGTACATCAGGGCATAGAAGAATGTTTTGGCTTGGTCTCTGGTAGCCAGTCCAGCAGCCTTCTGATTGGCTGTGTGGATATCACCGTTCAACACTTCATCGGCAAACTTGCCGTCGTCAAAGGGCCACAAGTAGTGAGCCAGACAACGAGCCTCGATACCACTGAGGTCCACGCCAACCTGTTTGGTGCACTTATCTCCCCCGAGATTGCCAGGTCCAAACAGAGCTCGGCACTCCGGTCCCAGGGCTGACCTGACAGCAGGTACCTGGGCCATATTGGGGTTGACGTGGGCGCAGCGAGCCGTAGCGCAACCCACAGTAATCACACTGCCGTGAATCCTGTTGTCGCTTTCTACGAGTTTCAACCAAGCATTGTTGCCAGTGCTCAGTTGACCTAGCCGCTTTTGGAGCGTGAGGTGTGAAACAAAATCCTCAGCCCCAGGGATCTTTGCCAGAACTGTTTCATCGATCTTGGGTTTACCAGTGTCGGTGAAATCCTTTGGCTTCCACTCCAAAGAATTCTGGAGCACCCAAGCGATGTGATCACGAGAGTTCGGGTTGAGGTCCACGAGACGGCACATCTCTGCACCGGCTACATACCCTCTGGAACTGTCATTCCGCTTGGGAGTAAAGAGCCCTCCGTCAACGAACGGGAACCGTTGTCTCAATCGTTCGTTGAGAGTATTCAGTTGTTGATTGATCTCAGCTTCTAGCTCCAACGCCCCTTGAACATTGAAGCCAAAGCCAGACCGTTCCTGCAGGGCGATGAGACTTGCAAATCTCATCTCAAGGTCAACGGCACAAGGGATGCTGTCGGCCTTCGGTTGCAACCGAGACCAAAGCTTAACATTTAGTTCAACATCACAGACGCATCGATCAGCCAGCTCCTCTGTGAGCACACTGAAATCTGTCAGATCTGCATGTCGCTTGCTGTGACCTAGGCGAAAACCATAAGCCTCAAGGGAGTGCCGACCATAAAGCTGAATTGGCATACCCTCCCACTTCTTCTTCAGATCCGTGTCAAAGATATTGGAATACAACATCCGACACAGAATCAACGTGTCAATGACCTTCCCCTTTGGCTTGAACTGAGGGTAAACCTGTTGGATGGCTGGGATGTCGTACTGGATGATATTGTGTCCAACCAATACATCAGCATCCTCAAGGATCTGTAACCACTCTTCTGGATTCTTATACAGCTGCGTCTGGTTCTCCTTGTGGATGACGCAGCAGTGAATCGTAGTTACGTTCCTCGTCTTCAGAGCATTCGTCTCCACGTCGAACGTTACCGTCGATAAAGACTTGGAGGTTTCTGCTGTAGCAGAAGTCGAGGAAGTCTTCGAGCTTGTCGTAGGTGAGCTGGTGGTAGGAGTCATTGGACTTGAAGAAGGACTGAAGATACCTCTTCGCTTTCTCAGTAGCAGCCAGTGCTGTTACCTTCAGCGGATTCATCTCAGAGATGTGAACGTCAAAAGTCGGCTTCAAAAGAATCATCGAAACTTGCGGTTGATTTTGTTCCGCCATTTTTAAGCTCCAACATTCTGCCTGTACTCTCGTTGTATTTCACGGAACCGGAAACGCCACACCAGCCGGTGAAACGATTCTTGAGTACGCGTACCACTGTGCCCTCGGAGTCGTTCTCTGACTGCTGATTTCTCTCAAGACCAATGCAAATATCACTAAGTTGCCCAATAGCAGCGCTACCGCGAAGCTGAGAGAGCGATGTTTGTGCGCCATTTTCATGGCCTTTGTCTCCAGTAGGGCGGCGAAGGTGAGAAACAAGAAGCATTCCACAGCCAGTCTCTTCAACAAAACTCCGTAGTTTGGTCATTGTTTGATCGATTGCCCGGCGCTCATCACCTTGATCAAGGCCCGAGACCAGAATCGATAAATGATCGAACACGATCCAACTGCACCCGCAACCACTAACCAAATGGCGTATACGGTTAAGCAGAACGGTAGGGTCGAGAGAGCCAAAATGATCGTACAGAAATAGCCGAGACGTTCCGAGAGTCCTGTTGAAGGCTCCTTCGATTTGTTCATCAGTGAAGTGACCTCGGTCAATGTGGATAGGGTAATTAAGATCCATACCGACGAAACGCCGAGCAGTGCGTCGTATGTTCTCTTCCAAAGCGACATAACCAACTGTTTCGTTCTGGCGAGTGAGAAGGTCATACGCAATTTCTGATACAAACGTGCTCTTCCCGATTCCAGATCCAGCCGTGATAGTAACGAGCTCGCCCTTACGCAGCCCGTGAAGCTTGTCGTTCAGGAAACCATAGGGGTACTCAGCACTCTCTGTCTTGGGGTCTTCTAGGACCATCTGGAGCAGTTTGCTGCCACTGATGATTCCATCAGGCTCGTACTCAGCAGCTGTCCAAACCATCTGCATGATGGCTTTACTGTTAC